TACACTTCAAAGCCTACGAGATGGGTGTAGACAAGTGGCAGGGACGCTCTGTTGACGTTGTATGGCTAGACGAGGAACCCTCAAGGGAACTCTACTCTCAAGCCGTTACACGAACTCTGGATAGGAAAGGGATGGTCTACATGACATTCACCCCAGAACAGGGCATGACAGAGACTGTAGCCGCCTTTATGAACGACATAAAGAGAGGGCAGAGTCTTAGCAACGCTACATGGGATGACGCTAGTGAACACGTTAAGACCCTAAGAGGTAAAGAGGGTCATCTTAACGATGACGTTATGGAACAGATTCTGTCTGCTTATTCGCCGCATGAGCGTGAAATGCGCCGCTTTGGTAGACCTTCTATTGGGTCAGGTCTTATCTTCCCAATACCAGAAGAAAAATTAATGATTGATCCTATAACTATTGAGGATCATTGGCCTAGAATAGCCGCTATAGATTTTGGTTGGGATCACCCGACCGCAGTAGTTTGGTGTGCCGTAGATAATGAAAGTGAGACCTTTTACATTTACGATTGCTACAGGGCATCCAAAGCAAGCCCCGCTGTACACTCTGAGGTTATACGGCAACGACCGTATTTTATTCCCATAGCCTACCCACATGACGGAAATCGCAGGGATAGCATGGGAAACCCCGGACTTGCAGAGCAATACAGGGCTCATGGTTGTAACTTTAGACTTGAACACTTTACTAACCCTCCGGGATTAGGGCAGACTAAAGGCTCTAACTCAGTGGAAGAAGGGCTTATGGCTATGCTACAGAGCATGGAAGCAGGCAAGTTTAAAGTATTTAACACACTACCGCACTGGTTTGAAGAGTTTAGAATGTATCATAGAAAGGAAGGTAAGGTGGTTGCGCTTCGTGATGACTTGATGTCTGCAACACGTTACGCCTTTCAGTCACAACGACACGCTATTGCGGGTTCAGACCCAGAATGGACTAACGATTTAACATACAGGAATTACGGCATTGTCTGACAGCGAACAAGAACTATTAACAAAGATTAACGCAGAGATCACAGATTCTCTGGGTTATGACGGTGAGATATCAGAACAACGTGAGAAAGCGCAAGAGTATTACTATGCGCTACCTTTTGGTAATGAGGTGGATGGTCGTAGTCAATACGTTGACTCTACTGTACAGGACACTATCGAGTGGATTAAACCTAGCCTTATGCGTATCTTTGGCTCTGGTGACGAGTTTGTTAAGTTCACACCGCATGGCCCAGAAGATGTAGATGCCGCCGCACAAGCCACTGACTATGTTAANTANGTATTTTCTAAAGATAATAATGGTTGGGAGATCATGTATTCGTGGTTTCACGATGCGCTTCTCCAGAAAAACGGTATTGTAAAAGTTTGGTGGGATGAGTATGAGGAAGCCAAAAGGGAAGAGTATCACAACCTTGGTGAAATGGAATTCCAATTTCTTATTGCTAGTAATAACGTAGAGGTTGTTGAGCATACAGAGGTTTCTGGCAATGAAGTACAAGGAACGGAAACTTACCATGATGTCGTTATTAAAAGAATGGATTATGACGGTAGGGTTAGAATTGAGAACGTACCGCCTGAAGAGTTTCTTATTTCTAGAGAAGCAAAAAGTATAGAAGATGCTAGGTTTGTTTGTCATCGCGTTAGAAAAACTTTATCCGAACTTAGGATTATGTATCCAGATCAGGACTTCGGCCCAGAAGATTTAGGTAGCGGAGATAATGACCCTTACTTTAGTACAGAAAGATTATCAAGATATGAATTTGATGATACAGAAAATTATGGATTTGGTGGTAATGAAGAAGAGGCGTTAAGAGAGTATTTATTACATGAGTCTTTTATAAAAACAGACTACGATGAAGACGGTATTGCAGAACTTAGAAAAGTATGCAGTGTAGGTAGTTATATATTCTCTAATGAAGAAATAGATAAAAAACCTTTTGTTAGTATCACCCCTTTAAAAATCCCGCATAAATTCTTTGGTCTTTCTGTGGCTGATCTTGTAATGGACTTACAGTTAATTAAGTCCACGCTTATGCGTAACCTAATGGACAATGCATACAACCAGAACTTTGGTCGCTATGCTGTACTAGAGGGTCAGGCTAATCTTGATGACCTTCTTACACAACGCCCGGGCGGTATTGTTAGAGTTAAATCACCCAATGCAGTTATGCCCTTGGCTACTCCCCCTCTTGAACCATACTCATTCCAGATGCTTGGATACTTGGACGAAGTAAGGGAAGCAAGGTCTGGTGTAAACAAAAATACTCAAGGTATTAACGCAGACGCTCTCACAAGCCACACAACAGCAACAGCGGTAAATGCAGTGATGACCAATGCCCAGAGTAGGGTTGAGTTAATTGCTAGACAGTTTGCAGAAACAGGCGTTAAACAATTAATGAACTGTATCTATGAACTTCTCTTAAAGTATCAAGATAAAGAGCGTGTTGTTATGTTGCGTAACGAATGGGTTCCAGTGCGACCCGATATGTGGAATGACAAGATGGATTGCACTGTATCGGTTGCCCTTGGTAATGGCTCTAAAGATCAGCAGATGGCGCATTTATCTAATATGCTTTCATTTGCGTCACAGGCTATGTCAGGTGGATTACCCATTGTTACTCCACAAAATATGTATAACCTTGGTGCGGCTCTTATTAAGGCTATGGGATACCAGAATGTCGATGACTTCCTAACCCCACCACCTCCACCACAACAAGGGCAAGAAGGGCCGTCTCCAGAAGAACAAACTATGGCTATGGAACAACAAAACAAAATGAAAGAACTTGAAATCAAACAAGGTGAACTCCAAGTTAAAATGATGAAAGTACAACAGGATGCACAAGAAGCGGCGGTAGACGCACAGTTAAAAGCCGCAGAACTAGCATTAGAACGAGATCAAAATAGAGGTGTTTTAATAGGTGGATAGAGAAGCCAGAGCAAAAAATTTACTTAACGATCCATTATATACAGAAGCATTTGAAAAACTAGAAGAAGAAATAAATAACACTTGGTATAACTCAAGTGTAAAAGATGTTGAAAGTCGAGAACAATTATGGCTTTCTTTACGACTCCTTGAAAGACTGCGCCTTCATCTAACCAGTATTGTTGAATCTGGAGAGATGGCAAAAAAACTTAAGGAATACTCAATATAGGAGAATTTGTAATGGCGGATATCATTGACCCGCAAACAGTAGAGCAAGGCAGTATAGCCGAAGCACAAAGTGCTTTCCTTGGACTTCTGGAACCTGAAGAGGTCACACCAGAAACTGAGGCAAGCGAACCTACCGAAAATGTTGAAGAGTCTACTGAGGAAACTCAAGACGAACCATTGGAAGAGGATGTCCTCGAAGAAGAAACCGAAGTTGAGGAAGAATCTGAAGAGGAAGAGTTAGACGAAGATGAGGAAGAAGAGGTCGAAGAAGTCTATTCCGTTAAAGTTGACGGAGAAGAGATGGAAGTCGGTCTTGACGAACTTGTTAAAGGGTACTCCCGACAGTCTGACTATACTCGTAAAACGCAAGAACTTGCAAGCGAAAGAAATAAGATGGTCGAAATGCAACAGCAATGGGCTAACGAAATTTCTCAAGCACAAGCAGAGCGTCAGCAATACATAGAAACACTTGGACAATTTGCAGAAACTTCTGCTAGTGGTCTTGCACAGTTTCAAAATATTGATTGGGAAAATCTGCGACAAACAGACCCTATTTCATTTATTACGAAACGAGAGGAAATGCGTGAAGCGCAAGAAAATGTTCAGAAAATAAACTCTGAACGCGAACAAGCACTTCAAGCGCAGGATGCTCAATTGCAACAAGCGCGACAGATGGCTGTGCAGGAAGAATACAAAAGGCTAATAGAAGCCGTACCTGAATGGGCTGATTCTGAAAAACGCACTAAGTTAGCAAGTGAGTTAACCTCTTACGCATCAGATCAGGGATTTACTCAAGAAGAGTTAAAAGAACTGATTGACCACAGATCGATGATTGTACTAATGAAGGCTCAAAAATATGATGCTCTTCAGAAGTCTGGCATTAAAGCAAAGAAGTTGAAAAACAAACCCAAGGTTGTACGATCTGGTAAAGGCGGTGTTAAGAAAGCCGACAAGGATCGTAGTAAACGTATTGCCTCCATGAAGCGTCTTAAGGAGAGCGGTCATGTAAATGATTCTGTATCTCTCTTTGAGGATTTTGTAGACATTTAACAAAGGAGGTAATCTGCTATGGCAGTTCCCGCAAATACCCGATTGACCTTTAATGGCGTACAGGTACGCGAAGACCTTAGTGATATCATTTATAACATTAGTCCTATGGACACCCCGTTCATGTCTGGCGCAGGTCGAGGCTCATGCTCTAACACTCTGTTTGAGTGGCAGAAAGATGAACTCGCCGCCGCCGCCGCTAACCAGAAACTAGAAGGTGATGATCCTGCATCGTTGGCAGTTGTTGAGCCAACCAAGTTGGTGAACTACACTCAAATTTCTGAGAAAGCGGTTCAGACTTCAGGTACGGCAGAAGCCGTTGATTGGGCAGGTCGCAAATCTGCACAGGCATATCAACTTGCCAAACGCGCTAAAGAAATTAAGCGTGATATGGAAAAGATGATGTTAGGTAATGACGTTCTGCTACCGCAGGTGGTGCAGGTGCGGCTCGAAAGACAGCCGCTGTTAACTCATGGCTTGGTGACGCAACGGCAGGTGATTCAAACATCATTGATGGCCCGACTGATGCCGCTGTTGCTAACCCCGGAAATGGTTCTGCGGTAAAAGCAAGAAGTGGTGGTGCTGACGTTGTATTAACTATGAGTATGCTTAATAATTGTGTCGAGCAGATTTGGAAGGC